TATCTGGGATCCAGTTTTGCCTTTATCGCTCCGGCCAGCATTGTTATCAGCAAGTTTGGTTACGAATATGCCCTGGGCGGTTTCGTGGCTGTGGGATTCTGCGGCTGTATCCTGGCACTGGTTATTTACAAATTCGGTTCGGACTGGATTGATGTGGTATTGCCTCCTGCGGCTATGGGGCCGGTGGTTGCCCTGATTGGTCTGGAGTTGTCCTCTACGGCAGCCAGCAATGCAGGGATGTTGGACGAGAAACTGAAAAGCGGCAATGTCATTGTCTTTCTGGTAACGCTGGGTGTAGCCGTGTTTGGCTCTGTGGTATTTCGGAAATTCCTTTCTGTTATTCCTATCCTCATTGCTATTATTGCCGGTTATGTTGCAGCCATTGCCTGCGGTATCGTAGACTTTACTGCAGTGTCAGAGGCTTCTCTTTTTGCATTGCCGAATTTCAGCACACCGAAGTTTGACATGCAGGCCATTGTCATTATCCTTCCGGTGATTCTGGTTGTAACTTCCGAGCATATCGGACACCAGATTGTAACAGGAAAAATCGTGGGAAGAGATTTGCTGAAAAATCCAGGTCTGCACCGCTCGCTGTTTGCAGATAACTTTTCTACCATGATATCCGGTTTTATCGGCTCTGTGCCCACAACCACCTATGGGGAGAATATCGGTGTTATGGCCATGACCCGTGTGTACAGCGTGTATGTTATCGGCGGAGCAGCCGTGCTTTCCATTATCTGCTCCTTTATCGGAAAGCTGACAGCGCTCATCAATACCATTCCGGGTCCGGTTATCGGAGGAATTTCCTTCCTTCTGTATGGTATGATTGGTACTTCCGGTATTCGTATTCTGGTAGACGGAAGAGTGGATTACGGCCGTTCCAGAAACCTGGCGCTTACCTCTGTAATTTTTGTCACAGGACTTTCCGGAATTACGGTGAGCATCGGAGAAATCGAATTAAGAGGCATGGTACTGGCCTGTATCGTGGGTATGGCACTGAGCCTTATCTTCTATGTACTGGATAAGCTGAAGCTGACCAATGACAGGGAAGAAGCATAAAGGTTTACTATTTATATGGAGGAAACAGAAAAGACACTTCGCGATGAGGTGTCTTTTTTCTGTGATTTTTTTGCTATTTGTCTAATTCACCCAGTTCCTTTGCTGCTGTTTCCAGATTCTCGCGAATGGAGAGAGCCTGAGGACAGACCGTTTCGCATTTGCCGCATTTTTTACACTGGTCGGCTCTTGCGGATTCTTTCATGTCTGTAAAATAAGCATGCTTTGTTTTGGCATCGTTTCCGTACATGGACCATTCGTTCCAGATACGGAAGTTCCCCGGGATATCTACGCCAAAGGGGCAGGGCATGCAGTAGGCACAGCCGGTACAGCCGTTTTTCGTTCTCTGGCGGATGGCAGCCGCCACATCAGCAACCACTTCTTTTTCCTGAAGAGAGAGAGGTGTAAAGTCTGTAAAGGTGTCCAGATTGTCTTTTACCTGCTCCATGGTGGACATACCGCTCAAAACAACCTTTACGTTTGGTTTGCTGGCCACCCAGCGAAGAGCCCAGGATGCAAGGCTGCAAAGAGGATCAAAGTCTGTAAACCGGACAGAAATTTCCTGTGGAAGAGAAGCTAAAGCGCCGCCTTTTACCGGTTCCATAATGACCAGAGGAATTCCCAGCTCTTCTGTCAGTTCATAGCCCCGGTCACCAGCCTGGATTTCTGTGTCAATGTAATTGTACTGAATCTGACAGAAATCCCAGTCTCTGTAGGTGAGAATCTTTTTAAAGGTATCAAAATCGTCATGGAAGGAGAAACCAAGAAAGCGGATTTTCCCCTGCTGTTTCATGTCCTCCAGAAATGGAATCACACCTAAATCCAGCACCTGCTGCCATTTTTCCTTGTCCAGACAGTGAATCAGATAAAAATCCACATAGTCGGTCTGGAGACGTTCTAATTGTTTGTAAAAAATTTTTTTCACGTCTTCCGATGTTTTTATATCCCACATGGGAAGTTTGGTAGCCAGATAAAAGGATTCCCTGGGGTATTTTTTCAAGGTACGTCCCAGAAAGGGTTCGCTTTCCCCGTTGTGATAGGGGTAGGCTGTGTCTATGTAGTTCACTCCGGCTTTTATAGCGGTGTCCAGAAGTTTTTGGGCTTCTTTTTCGTTAATGGTGCCATCTGTATTCTGGGGAAAGCGCATACAGCCAAATCCCAGAAGAGAGGGAGAGACTCCCAGTTTTTCAAATTTGCGATATTCCATATGTTACCTCCTCATGTGTTGTAGGTTATCGTTCTCTTTATTTTATCATTGTATGAGAAAAAAGGACAGATAGAAAAGAAAAATTGTACAGGAAAAAATAAGAAACAGGCAGATATAGGAAAAGGATATACCCGCCTGTTTTTGAAATATTTTTTAATTATTTGCTGCAGTTACAGGTATTGTCTTTGCAGGATGCCTTACAGGGCATATCAAACGCCGGATTAAAGGCATAGAAGTTGTTGGAATCCAGGTCTTCCTGAACGCTTCTTAAAACTTCACCGAAACGCTGAAAATGAACGATTTCTCTGGCGCGGAGGAATTTGATGGGGGCAATGACATCAGGGTCATCAATCAGGCGCAGAATGTTGTCGTAAGTGGTTCGAGCCTTTTGTTCTGCTGCCATATCCTCAAATAAATCCGTGATAGGGTCGCCCTTGGACTGAAATTCACAGGCGTTGAAAGGAATTCCCCCTGCCGCCTGTGGCCAGATACCTACTGTATGGTCCACATAATAGGGGGCAAAACCGGATTTTTCAATTTCTTCCATAGAGAGGTTGCGGGTAAGCTGGTGAACAATGGTGGCTACCATTTCCAAATGCCCCAATTCTTCGGTTCCGATATCCGTCAATGTTCCCATAGCTATCCGGTTGGTCATGGCGAATCGCTGGGACAGATATCGCATGGAGGCGCCCATTTCTCCGTCAGGGCCCCCTTATCCCTGTAACCTAGAAGTCCCTCAAAGCCGCTGTTTATGCGGCTTTTCTGGGAGTGTAGAGGTGGAAGATTAGTGTATCATTCTCTTTGTCGTAGATAATTTCCTCTACAATAGAGCGAATAAACACACCTTTTGTTTCGTTACTGATTTCATCATTTTTTAAAATATCAAAGACGGTTTGGACTTTATCAAGAAACTGCTCTTTGGTACCAGGTGCAGCAGCAGTCTTGATAAGGTTTACTTTTTTAGCTTCCAGTTCTTCACGCTCTTTTTTTAAACGCTCTTTATTTTCCTTGTATTCCTCTAAGGAATCCACACCCGTTTCGTAGGCAGTCCGGATTCTCTTTTCTCTAACAGATAAGTTCTCTAAATCCTTTTCCCATTGTTCTTGTTCTGTAAGTTCTGGGGTGTCTTTTTCTACATAAGAAATAGAAAAATCCATACCATCCAAAATCTGTTCAAGGTATTCTATGACTGCTTTTATCAGGCGATTTTCGGAAATGGAAGAGCTGCCTTTGTGGAAACCTTTTGCGTATCGCCAGCACACAAAGTAAGGGTATTTTCCAGTATTGTAAGATAAAGATGCACCACATATAGAACATTTCACTAATCCAGACAGCCAGTGCTTACAAGTAGACACACTTCTTCTTTTTTTAGGCTTATATGTAGCAGCGGTAATTTGCTGGGCTTTTTCAAAAAGCTCAGGAGAAATAAAGGTTTCATGCTGCCCTTTGGTCGAAATACCGTTCCATTCCAAATCCCCTATATAAAATTTATTTTGTAGAATATAGGAAATAGTGCGATTTTCAAATAAACCGCCCCGTTTTGTGTGAATGCCCATGTCGTTTATTTGCCTTGCGATAGCAGTAGGTTCCCTGTGATATTGACAATATTGTTGGAAAATGTAAGTCACCAGTTTTGCTTCTTCTGGAACTACAACAAAAGGTTTACCTTCTCCAATAGCTTTATATCCCAAAGGCGGTGTGGATTGGTAGCCTCCACGCAAAGCCTTTTCTGTCATACCACGGATAACCTCTCCGGAAAGGTTAATAGAGTAGTATTCGTCCATCCATTCAATAATCCTTTCAATCAGGGAGCCAAAAGGACCATCAATGAGAGGTTCTGAGGTGCTGATTACATCAATACCGCACTGTTTCTTGAGCATGGATTTATACACTATGGATTCTTCCTGGTTCCTAGCAAACCTACTGAATTTCCAAACAAGAATAACTTGGAACGGTGAAGGGGTGGACTTTGCTAAAGAAATCATTTTTTGAAATTCTGGCCGCTTCTGAGCTTTACGTCCGGAGATACCATTCTCTATAAAAATGTAATCTGGATTTACCAGAATCTTATTTTTCTTTGCATAGTCCAGCAGCAACCTTTTCTGAGCATCTGGAGAGAGCTCTTCTTGTTTATCTGTGCTTACACGAATATAAAGGGCGCCGTCTCGATAATTTTCTGGCATAATATCATCTCCTTTGTTGATTTTATGTATAAAAAGGTACAAAAATAACAGCCAGCATAGAACATTAGTTCCGCTTGCGAGCTGTTTCCGAAGATGATACAATATTTTATGAACGTACTATTGTATTCTTCGGAGCAGTAGTCTTATTGAGAGACCCATACTGATTATGGGTGCAAGATTCGTTGGTAGCGAGTCTTGCGATTTGCCGTCCTTGTGCTGGTAACACAGGGGCGGTTTTCACATTTGACAAATAATCCAGCCTGACATATAATATACTTAACAAGGGAGCCGGAAGGTGACTGCACTTCACCCGTCCCGGCGAATAAGTTTTAAACTATTAAGGAATAGCCGTCTACTTTTCTCAGGAGCAGGACGGCTATTTCTTATGTGTAAGATTCAGAATTGCAACAATCAGTAGAGCAACGCTTACGATTAGGCTTAATTCCTCGTATGTACTCATAATAATCACCGCCTTCCGTAAGGTCTCAGAATAGGTGAGAGCACGTCCCCCAGCTCCCTGGGTAAGTATATTATATTGTCAAGGTGGATTAATTAGTTTTTTGAGTTAAAGATAAAATTTCTTCTTCCACTGGAAGTCCGGATTTTTTAATAAGTCGTGCCAACCTTCCGTACATTTTTCCTTTATTTCCATCGTTAATTGCACCTGCCCGAATTGCTTGCACACATATATCAATAGCTTTTTGATATTCTTGTTGTTTTTCATACAACATGGCTAAACGGACATATGCAGGGACATGGGGTGGAATAGAATTGTCATATCCATATTTTTCATTAACCACAAGCATATCGTGTAAGTCTGACAGGTTTGTATAACACTTTTCTATAAATGTATCGGCTTGTTCTCCAGACGTTATTCCAAGGTTATACATAACAGACCACATAGATTCAATCTCATCTAAACCAGAAAAATATTTGTGAGAAATAGTGTTCATTTCTTCGTACTCTTCAAACCGATTTTTGTATGATTCCGATTGTATAGATGAGGTGGGCTCGATACTAAGAGTAGGTTCCTCAATATTAAGAGTGGTTTCTTTAAAGGAAATAGATTTCAAAACGTCTATCACCCATCCAATACCAAACAAACCACAAGTAAAAGTATATAAAATACCCATTCCAATATGCTTATCTAAATATTTATGAAGTCCAAACCATCCCCCGAATATAGTTGCTAATATCCTTGTTCTTTTTGACATAAAATTCCTCCCCCATTTGTAAAATTATTAAAACGTTGATACCGAATTAACCATGTGCGTGATATTCAATATGCTGAACATCTTCCTTTTTAAAGTCGTCTCCTGTAATATGCTTCATAGCATGGAGATATGCTTTCATTTGCTTTTCATAATTCAGTCTGGAATTAATAAAAATTGTATAACTTCCATCTTCATTTTCTGTCACAACCTCATTTACGGTCATGTCCATTAAAATAACTTGGTAGCTAATCGACATTATTACCACGTTCCTTCTTTTTTAATGCCATAAGCATATTATAAGTTGTTTTTAAATCTTCTGGTGTAGCATCTTTGGCAGCATCAAATAAAACACGAAGAGGTTTGTTTTTAAACAAAGCCTGTGCCATTTCTGCTGTTTCTTCGTTTATGTAATATTTTTCTTCACCTTCTTTTTCTTCTCCAGTCATCAAGTATTCTAACGTTACTCCGAAATAATCGGCAATCTTTTGAAGTTTGTCTTGTTTAGGTGTGTAACGTCCAGCTTTCCAGTTGCTTATTGTTGCAGTAGTTAGACCAGTTTCCTTACATACTCGATAAGGGGTTACATTATTTTTATTACATAAATTCTCAAAAATTTCGTACATATAATACCTCTCAAAAAAAATAAGTTTGAAAAAGAAGCTAAAAATATTGACAAGCTTCGATATCAATGCTATTATATGTATATAGCTTTGAAAAAGAAGTTATAAATTATTTTAGCTAAGGTTCCGATATGACTTTGATTGACACCTTAATTATATTTGAAATCTTAGCTATTGTCAAATATTTTTGAAGATAGTGGAGGTGAAAAAGTGTACGAAAAATTCCAAGTATTATTAGAGAAAAGCAACAAAACAGCATATGGCGTAGCAAAAGATACAGGGATTTCAACGTCAACATTTTCTAATTGGAAAAATGGAAGATATACTCCGAAAACGGACAAGCTCAAAATCCTTGCTGATTACTTCGGTGTAAGTATTGAGTATTTCCTAGAGTAGAAAATGGTATGAGAAAAAAGAAATGAGGCCCTTACCTCAAAATCACGCACAAGGTAAAGGCCAAAATCATGTATCAAGAAAAGCTTTTCTTTGAATTTATTGTAGCAGAAGAAAAGAAGAAGAACAAGGGGTGTAAAATGTAAGGTTTTGACGAAAAAAGGAGGTGTTCCATATGCCAGTAGTATGTTTCACCAAAGAAATCTGTCATACATATCATAAACTAGAGGTGAGCTTATGAAGATTATCAGTCAAATTAAAATTGATGGAAAATGGGTAAATCAAGAATTAATTCCGAAAGAAAAGGCGTTGGAAATCATTGCGGAAACTATCTGTATGGCAGTGAGTAACGCAGGATTTGCAATAAATAAGAAAACCGCCTAGTGCGGGAAAGGAGGGACAAGCTAATGCACATAGGAGATTGGATTACAGGATTTGGATTTATTGCAATGCTAACTTTTGCCCTGGGACTGGATAGTGAGCACTGGGTATTATTCCTTGCTTTAGTCATGCTATCCTGCTCCGTTATGGTGCTTGGACAGGCAATAAAAAAAGTCCGCTGGGCGGCAACCCGATTGCGGACAAAGAAAAATAAATACCTCGTCATTATTGTAAGGCGAGGATAGGGAAAAGTCAAGAAGCTTTTAGGGAGTGAAACAATATGACGAAAATAGAGCGTTTACAATGGGAAAACAAGAAAATGAAGGAAACGTTGGAGAAAATACATGCCATGTGCAATATGACCAGCGAAGAACGGGAAGAGTATCTGAAAACATTTAAGTATGAGGGTGCACAGTTTTATCCAATTGCAGTGGGAAGCATTAGCTATATGGCACAAGAGGCTCTTACAGCAGTAAAAATCGGAAAAGAAATGAGGCATACATAATGGGAGAATTTGCCAGTCTGGAAGAGGACATGATACATGTATTTGAAGAAGTACAGCATGTAAAAGAGAAATACGGGATAAGCTCCCTTACCTTAGAGAGCAACAAGTACACGGAACGTTTCCACGGGAGCCATGGAGGAAAAGGGAATTTTGTGGGAGAACGGGAACACCGATACGCAAGAAATCACAAGAAACATTTTATACAGATAAAGTAAAAGTCCAGAGGAAAAAACCTCTGGACAAGTCATATGTAGCTTGAAAACGTTAAATAAAGTATAGCATGTATGACTTAGAAATGCAAGGAAACAAGCGGATTTTCCACCGCTTTACAACTTGTTAAAAGTATTAAGGATAGGACATACATATGGCATACAAGAAAAAAACATGGGAGTTCCGGCGGGCTACCGAGGTAATGGAATATCATACTGCCAGATATGGAGCGCCAGGACAGAAAAGAGTAAAAAAGGAAAAACCTACCAGAGAAGATATGGAGAAGGTGAACCAGTACACAAAGGAGCGGAAGGCCAGACACAGGCTAAGGAAGTACTTTTATAAAAATGATTATTTCTCCTGTCTAACTTACAAGGTAGAAGAAAGACCGCCAGATATGCAGACAGCAAAAAAAGATTGGAGTGCTGCCTTGAAAATAATCAGGAGGGAATACAAAAAACGTGGAGAACCGCTTTTATGGATGCGGAACATAGAAGTTGGGACAAAAGGAGCCTGGCACATCCATCTGGTTATCAATCGCATACCGGATACCGACGTAATTCTGAAAAAAGCATGGGCAAAAGGAAAAGTAGTCAATCAGCTCCTTTATGAGCAGGGAGAATATAAAGAGCTGGCCGCATACATAACCAAAACCCCGCGCACAGATAACCGTCTAAGAGAATCCAATTATGACGCATCCAGGAACATGCCGCTTCCAGAACCAAAGGAAAAAATATATCTGCACTGGAAAACCTGGAACAAAATCAAAATCCCAGAAGGATATTATCTGGATCCGGACAGCATCCATGAGGGAGAGAACCCAAAGACGGGATATCCATACCGCACCTATACACTTTTGAAATTGGGAGAGGACACAGAAGAAAGAAGTTCAGAAAAACAAAGGAAAACACAAAGGAGGGCAAAGAAGCATGAAAAATGTAAGCATATATCTGGAAAGTGACAGTACTGCCTTCCAAAAACGGAAACGAATTTGCGGCTATGTTCTGGAATACATAAAAAAGAATGGAGAAACTAAGACAATAGAAGAGTTCCAGGAAGTAGGTGGAACCTACCACCAGGAGATTCTACGTGCTCTGGCAGAGGCATTAGGACGTATTCGTGAGCCTTGTGCTATAAGCATTTACAGCCAGGATGCCTTTGTTTGTAATATGCTCACAAATAAGTTACAGGAATGGGCGGACAACGATTTTATCTCAAACGGGAAGCCGGTTGCAAATCAGGAAGAATGGCGTGCCGTCTGGGAGAAGATAAAGATACATAAGACTAGCACCTGTATAGGGGAACATTCTTATACAGACTGGATGCTGGCAGAAATGGAGGAACGATTTGAAAAAAAGAGAAAAGAAACAAAAGAGCATCCTGCAAAACCAGGAAAATAAACAGTGTTATCTCTGTATGCTGCAGGAAGGAAACTATGCCTATCAGACCGTAGAGGACCATCATATTTTCTTTGGCCCGAACAGAAGAAACAGCGAATTATACGGATTTAAGGTAAATCTCTGCATACGACATCACAGAACAGGAAAAGAAGCAGTGCATTTGAATCGGGAGAATGACCTTATCCTAAAGAAAATGTGCCAGAGAGAGTACGAAAGAACCCATACACGCCAAGAATTTGTCCAGATTATCGGGAAATCCTATCTTGGTGGGGGATTCGAGAGAGCTTGATTTTACTATACGGAACGGCATTTTGAAAGCTGATTTTTTAAAAACAGGAAGAAAAAATGGGATAGAATCCCCACTTTCCACATTTTTTTGTGTGGATAGAAACCGTAGAAAGATTGTAATTACAATACGTGAAGGGGTGGGGGACTTTTTCCAAAAGGAGGGAAATCATGAATAAAGTAGTTTTAATGGGACGATTAACCAGAGACCCAGAGGTACGTTACACCCAGGGAGATAACCCTATGGCGATAGCCAGGTACACCCTGGCCGTAGACCGCCGTTTCAAAAGAGAGGGAGAAGCCACAGCAGACTTTATAAGTTGTATAACCTTCGGAAAGCAGGCAGAATTTGCCGAGAAATACTTCCGGCAGGGCTTAAAAATAATCGTCTGCGGCCGGATCCAGACCGGGAGCTACACAAACCGGGAAGGGAAGAAAGTTTACACCACAGATGTTGTGATAGAAGAACAGGACTTTGCTGAGGGTAAAGGTGCGGCAAAAGAATCAAATCAGGGAAATAATTCGGCAGCAGGACGGCCAATAGAGGATGCAGACGGATTTATGAATATACCAGACGGAATAGATGAGGAGCTGCCATTTAGTTAAGGAGGAACTATGAAAGATAGAAGAAACCGCTGGGAGAGCTGCCTGCACATGATCCTTCCAGGGGAATTGAGGACAAAGAAATCCTGCCCACATGCAAGAAAAAAAGCAGGGAAATATTACGTGGAGAAAGGAAAATGCGAAGGCTGCACATACTGGGAAGCATGGGAGTGTGTTCCGGAAAGGACTGTGCAGGAGATCATAACAAAGGACTGCAAGAAATGCCAGTATGGCAGCAGGAACTCAGACGGGGCAAGGATGACCTGCGACTACATAGGAGATATGGGGCACAGAAGGCCATGCAAACCGGGAGACTGCCGGGAAGCAGGAGTTTTTAAGCCCAGGGAGAGTGTCAGGAGAAAACAGTTAAGAGCATAAAGGAGGGAACATGTTGCAGCAATTATATTCGATACAGGAGATAGGCATTCTCCTGTTGCAGATAAGCGGTTTTCTCTTCGCATTGCTGGCGATATGGTTCATCATCCTGGCCGGGGCAGAATTGTTCCGGGACAGGATAAATGCCAGGATAGAAGAGAAACGAAAAGAAATGAAAATTTTGAAAGAAAAAATCCGGGAAGAAGAAAACAGGGGAAAACATCTGGATAAAGAAGTAGCGATCTACGATATGGCTCTAAGGAACCTAAGATTCATAGACGAGCATCTGAAAGCAAAGGAAAATAATTACAGGAAGTTACATGGACTTCCGCTGATCAGGAGGAGAAAAAAGTGAATCGTAAGGAAGAAAAATGGAGAAATGAGGGTGCTGCATATGCCCTCAGAGTAGCAAAAGAAAAAGGCGTAGAACACCTGGAACAGGATTTACGAAGACGGGGGGCAGTAGGAATCCCTATGAACATCCCAGAGAAAGCGATTGAAGCTACATACGATATGCTGGCTAAAAGAATCATGAACACTATGAAAACGGTAGCCATGTGGGTCTTATATGAAGAACATGGATGGCGTTCTGTCCGTTTACAGAGATTTGAGCAGCAGATGGACAAACACAGTGAAGCGTGTATGAGTTATGACCGCTATGGCCAGAGTTACGTAAAACTTTCCGATATGGCGAAAACCATGCAGGAAACATGTGGAATCCACCCAGATATGGAGACCTTGGAAACAATCGAAAAGGAAAACGAGAAAGCAAATGGGAAATTTGTTTCTCTGGATGCAGTAGTAGAAGTCTTAGAGGAAACAGGCCATGGAGATATTGCAGAGGCCCTGAAAAGAAAAATAGAAAATGCATAGGAGGACACTATGGGAAGAAATAATTTTACCGCTTTTATCTACGGAAAACAAAGCGGAAGATGTATAGGCAGCAGGAAACCAAGGAAACAAAGAGTAAGGAATGCAAAGAAGCGGAGGTAGAAGATATGTTTTTGAAGATAAATTGTTTTAAGGCACTGATAAAAAAAGCGTGGAGCGGAGTCGGATTAACAGTAGGAAATGACGGGACAGGAATTTATCTGCTGGGAGGATATTGGAGCATCTACCTGGACAGTGTATGGATGACAAAGAAAGCGAAAGCAGCAATCATTGAACTCACAGGGTTTATCCCGGCAGCAGGACAGGCCGTGACCTTCTGGAAAAGCGAAGATAACCAGACAGAAGAAAGGGAACTACTCCCGGAAAGATACTATAAACCAGATACCTGTTATTTTAAAACGAAATATAAAGATACAGGCATCCGTATCCGGGATTATGGAAGAGGAGTGGCAGTCCTTCAGAACACAAACACCATGGGAAATATCATGCTTGCAGAGAACATTGTAGACATGGTGGACAATAGCAGCAGGGAGAAAGGGGAAGACCCGGTGAGTCCTCCACTAAGTGAAAGCGGACAGGAAGGAATCTACTGGCAGAACGAAACCTGCACATTAAAATGCATGCCGGTGCTTGTGCAGGAAGAGACAAAGGAAGAATTCCTGTTAAAGAAACTGGAAGAATATGATTTTGAGGAAAAGAGAAAAAGACCATGAAGAAAGAGAATTTAATCCCAGGGAAAACATATCTCCGCAAGCACAAAGCAACTATGCACAGCAGATATGGAAGCAAAGAAGCCGAAGCAGAGGGTTATATCGAATGTATGCAGGTGACACCGGCAGGGGCTGTGTTCTTCCAGTCGGGGAATTTGCTTAAACTGACGGATGAGGAGATAGAAAGAGAGGTAAGGGAAGATCAGTGAAATTTATTGATTTTTTTGCCGGAGTCGGAGGGTTCCGCAGGGGAATGGAACTGGCAGGACATGAGTGCGTAGGCTTTTGTGAGTTTGACAAGTTTGCAACTGCAAGCTATACGTCCATGCACTTGCTTACACCAGAACAGAGAGATTCCATGGGCAAGATGTCACTGAAACAACGACAAAAAGAAATACTAAAGGAGGAATACAGAAATGGAGAATGGTATGCAAATGACATTAGAAGAGTGTATGCCGGAGACATTCCAAAAGCAGATTGCTGGTGCTTCGGATTCCCTTGTCAGGATATCTCAGTTGCCGGAAAACAACTTGGATTTCAAGGAAACCGTTCAAGTTTGTTTTTTAGAGTTATGTACCTTATCGGACAACTCGAAGAAGAAGATAAACCCACTTACCTTTTCGTTGAGAACGTTAAGAATCTGCTTAGCGTTAATGGAGGATGGGATTTCGCCAGGCTGCTCATTGAAATGGAGCAGGGGGGGGTACGATGCAGAATGGCAAGTGCTCAACTCTAAAGACTTCGGAGTGCCTCAAAATAGAGAAAGGGTGTTCATTATCGGACATCTTAGAGGACGAAGTACCTCAGAAGTATTTCCTGCCGAAGGAGCAAACGGAAAAAATAGTGTTCACTTAATTTTAGATGGATGTATTAAAGGAAGGAATTCTCAAAGGGGCAGAATATACAATGGTAACGGATTGAGTCCAACAATATCAACAGTTCCAGGAGGGAATACTGAGCCAAAGGTTTCTGTGATGTTTAACGTTAACACATCAGGAAATGGAATGAACGGAAATGTATATGACGTTGACGGATTAAGCCCTACGCTCACAACAAACAAAGGCGAAGGTAATAAAGTAGGAATCAAGATTGTAGGCAGAATAAATTCATTTCAAGATGGGCAAGTTCATTCAGTTAATGGAATTTCACAATGTTGTTCGGCTAGTTATGGAAATAGCCCCCAAATAGCAATCCAGGTCCTTACACCAGACAGAGCAGAGAAACGACAGAATGGAAGGCGGTTCAAGGAAGATGGTGAGCCGATGTTCACTCTGGCAGGACAGGACCGGCACGGTGTCGCTATTGAAGTTAAAGAGGCAACGAAACAGGGATATACTGAATGCAGAGTAGGAATTGACAGTGTAAATTTTGCAGTTCCAAACAGTAAAACGAGAAGAGGAAGAGTAGGACGTGAAATTGCAAATACACTTGATACAGGATGCAATCAGGGAATATTTGTTCAGGTATCAGAAGAATTAACTGTATATGCAGTTTGGTACGAAAAATATCAATGTTACATAGCAATCAGGAAATTAACACCGAGGGAATGCTTCAGACTGCAAGGATGGACAGATGATTATTTTGAGAAAGCAGCATTTGTTAGTTCGGATAGCCAGTTGTACAAGCAGGCAGGAAATGGAGTTACAGTGACGGTTATTGAAGCAATAGCGAAAAAACTGGGGAGAGTGCATAAAATATAGGAATAGAGGTACGGGAAGATGGACGAAAAGAAAGTTAGAGAAGCAATCAAAGCATTAAAAATTACAATTGATATAGGCAAACAAAAGATTGAGCATAACAAAACTTTTGAACCTAAAAATGATAATGAACCGATAGAGAAAAGTGTTGAACATGCAAAAACTGCAATCAAAGCACTGGAAAAGCAGTTGCCGAAAGAAATTAAGGCTATTAATCCTGAGCGTAGTGAAGAATCTGGAGATGTTGAATTTTGTTGTCCGAATTGCAACAGTCATTATTTATATGACATAACAGACGTACCGAACTATTGCCCCGAGTGTGGAATTAGATTTGACACATAAAAGGAGAGTGAAATAAGTGAGAGAAATCCTTTTTAAAGCAAAGAGAAAAGATAATGGCGAATGGGTGAAAGGATATTATAGAGCAGACCCAGACTTAGATACACATTATATATGTGGTTGGAATTATTATGCATCTGAAAACGGGCTTGAAAGAGAACCGTTTGAAGAAGAAATCGACCCCGACACCCTCTGCCAGTTCACAGGACTTACCGACAAGAATGGTCGGAAGATTTGGGAGAATGATATTTGTGATACTTTTGAAAATGTTTCAAAAGAGATGCTGAGAAATGTAGTTAAATTCGAAGATGGCTGCTTTAAAGTTTTCAAGAAACACTATTTGTCTATGCATTTGGACTGTTACGAAGAATCCGACTTAAAAGTAGTCGGCAATGTGTTTGATAATCCAAAGTTATTGGAGGTGGAGTGATGCACATTACAGTAAAACAAGGAATAGATAATTGCTATCTAGCACACAAATATGAACATCCAGGATATGAAGAAGACAGATGTGCCGGATTAAGAGGTGAAGGAGAACCAATTGAAGAATGTCAAGAGTGTGCCCTGTACTATGGTAATAGATTTGGAAAGGAAGAATGAAAGATGAAAGTAAATCAAGAAGAGAAAGCAGAAATTGAAGAAGGAGAAGATATAGAAATGTGCCGGGAGCAGTGTTGTAAGGGATGTACTAAGACTTGCGGATACCGATGCATGGCAATACAAGGAGGATGAGATTATGACAGAACAAACAAGAATCTGTGCCACTTGCACAGAAAATGACGGAGGCCTGTGTGATTTAAAAGGGCTTTTAGTAGAAGATGATGATACATGTGAAAGATGGAGCAATAAACAAGCAGACTGGCGGGAACATATGCTGCATACGTTTCTGGCCGGGCATTAATGCAAATAAATTTATCGGAGGTAAAAGAACATGAAGAAAAAATTATTTATAGCAGCAGTTATCGGAGTAACAGCATTAGCAGGATGTGATACAGAAGTAAACAGAGTATCTTACAATCTTTCTCAGGAAGCGGATAATTTTAATGATATCCGGCAGATTACGGTAATTAATTGTTTACAGGGAGATGTTCTCTTCCAAATGACCGGAAAGATGTCTATTACAGCAGATACATCAGATAACCAGTTAGAAATCATTGTAGAGGATGAAAACGGGGAATACAAGAAGCATTTCATAGGCCTGAGTGATAATGTGACCTATGTGGTAGAGGATGTGACAGCAGGAGATGTAGAGAAATATAAATACACATTAAACTTTAATCCTGAAATGTGGCTGCCTTATGAAGTTGAAACGATAGATTAAAAGGAAGAGACAAAACCAATATTTAGTGGAGGTAACAATATATGAAGGATTTACAATTAAAAGATATATATCGCATTATTTAACAACAAGACAACCGATCAGGCTTAATTATCCAACGGGCGAAAGCATGATAGCGAGAATATCGGATTTTGATAGTTATGGAGAATATTATGTGACAGAGATATATGTACATAACAATGAGCTGATGCTGGAGCTGAGACTTGAGATTTAAAGAAGGTGACTAAATGGAAGATAGATGCATATGTTGCGGGGAAATAATCCCAGAAGGGCGGCAGGTATGTAAGGAGTGCCAGGAAGGAGGCCAGATGAATAAAGAAGGATACAAAGACCCAACGGCAGAAATAGCAGTACATAGAGCTAGCCGGATACCAAAACACATACGGAATGTATTTAATAAGCTAAATCTGGCAGCAGGAAAATCCGGTATGGAAGTAACAGAAATAAGGGACAAGGAGACAGGGAAGAGATACAGGAGGTGATTCCATTGGAGAAAAGACTAAGAGACATGACCTGGGAAGATTATGGGATATCCAAGAACCGCTACAAGGAGCTAAAAGCCTTCTGCCTGCAATATGACGAAAAGAAAAGCAAGATAAAGTATGGGATATCGGCTATGCAGTATGATGGTCAGCCAAAAGCACATAACACAGGAAGCCAGGTAGAGAACCAGGCAATAGAAAATGACATCTATAAAAGAGATTGTGCTATGATAGAAGAAGCTGCTATAAGGGCAAACCCTGAGATATGGAGGTACATACTGAAATCAGTGACATTGGGACTTTCGTATGAATTTGTAGAGTATGATGATGAACAGGGGAGGATTCCTATATGCAGACACGATTTCTATGGAACCAAGAGGAAATTCTATGCAATTTTAAATTCATTGAAATTGGGACACAAATTGAACGACATTCCATGATATTATGATATCAGGTAAAGTTGCAACAGAGGTAGTAACTTGCCACATTTGACTATCAGCCTCCTTTATATGTATGGCATGGCAGCAGGGTGTCACAGCCCTGTTGTTGTATCAGGCTCAGACGGTAACGCCTTTGCAGGAAAAAGTATAGAGACCGTCATTCCCAAAAAATACTTTTTTCAAACACCTTGTAGAAATATGGGGTGTTTTGTTGTATGATAAAGAAAATATATTTGGGGGTATTGTAATGAAACCAGTTTATTGTTCAGATGATTTTTTATTTCGATATAGAAAATTGGAGGGAGAACAGGCAGAAAAAAATATTGATGCCTTAAAAGCAAATAGATTATATTTTTCAAGGCCTCAGTATTTTAATGACCCTTATGATAATCTAATGTATATTAAT